CCTCGAAAGACAACATTGCAAACCAACCTCACGGTTGATTTGTGGTGGAACGCTTGCGAGGCGGCACTTGGGACGAACTCCCCCACCCGACCTACCGGTCGGGGGGCGAGTTCGAAGTGCTCACCCCGTACACTGCGAAAGCAGTGTGCGTTCCTATTGGTTACCCCCCCTTCTGTCTCTGAGCACCGGATATTGTCCGGTGCTTGGGAATCCTTCCTTGCCGTTACCGCGGCTTGGCGCGGCGTACCAACCTGGGGCACCCGCTTCGGGAACCTGAGGAAACTCAGGCTCCAGAAGTTGGCCCTCTGGTTGGTCCGGAGCGCCTCGCATTCCGGTGTCGGGTTCACCATGGCCTTCATAAAGAAGGCCGCTGGTGAAGCCCGGCTCCGCGCGGTAGAGGGCGCCCCAGTGGGGAGGGCTCTCCGGTTCCTCTTGCGTCACATGCCAGGCATGGAGTCGCGGGAGGGGCTGGATCAGCTCTCCTTCCTAGGGCGTTCCCTCCCGGAGGGGGACGATCGGGTGGCCTCGAAGAACCTAGTGGCTCATCGGGACCTCCTCTCGACCCCCTTCCGGACGGACGCCGGGTTGCTAGCGTCCGCGCGCTCCTACGCTCGTGGGTTCGCCGCCAGTAACCTTGGTAAGTGGGAGGACCCTCGGGTCCCCTGCTCACCAAGTGCTACTGTCGACTTCCCCCGTAGTAGGGGCGGGTGTCGCGAAGTGGTCCGGCAGTCCTGGGCCCGGTGGGCGAGTTCGCACTCGTCCCTACCGGTCCCCGAGCTGCCGGGCTACGGTGGGTTCCTCTCCGATGCGGAGGTGGACCTCACCCGCTACAACTCGGCGGCCCCGGCCCTGATGGACGCTTCTGCTCGCCTCACGGCGGCAGGGGACCTCCATCACCGGGTCTGTACTATTCCGGAGCGTGGGTGGAAGCGTCGGATTGTCTCCGCGCCTCCCGCCTACGCTACCTTGGCCGGTGGGGCCCTTAACAGGGCCCTTCTCCGGGGGCTCCGTAAGGAGCCCCGCACACGGTGGTTCCTTACGGGTGACCGCCGTGGCGCCGTCGACCGGGCGTCCCGGGCTATGCGCCCTGGGTACCTGGTCGTCAGTACGGACCTCTCTACGGCCACGGACCGTCTCCCGTTGGACTTAGTCCAATGGGTGGTCCTTGGCCTGGCCGAGGGCTGGGAAGGGATTCCCCCTGAATGGGTCGAGGCGCTGCTCTCCCTTACGGGACGGCAGCACCTCGTCTACCCGTGGGGCGGTCGGGTCCACTCTTCCAGGGGTGTGTTGATGGGTCTCGGGCCTTCATGGCCCTTGATGTCCATCATCCACCTCTGGTGGGTGGACCACGCCGCCTCTCGGGCAGGGGCCGGTTGCCGGAGGCCCGCTTGGTTCGGCACCGCCATTGGCGGTGACGACCTTGTGGGCTTCTGGCCCGTTGGTTTGGTTGAGTCTTACCGAGAGGTGGTTCTCGCTTGTGGCGGAAAACCATCCCCCGGGAAGGACTTCACCTCGCCAACGGGGGGGAACTTTACTGAGTTGACCTTTTGGGTCGACCCTAAAGCTCCCTCCGGCCGGCCCCCCATCAGGTG